GCGCGCAGCTCAGTCGTTGAAGATCGTGAGCGTGACGCGGAGGTGTTCGCTGTTGATGTTCATGGCGGGGTCCTTTAAGCAGGGTTCTTAGTGACGCGGTAGATGTCGACCGCGCGCTTGGCGCGTCCACGGGTCCAATCCACGTTGACGCCATTGCGCACGGCGAGCACGTGGGAGCGGGTGTGGATGATGTAGGTCTCGCCGTCCTGCCACACGCTCTTGAAGCGGTCGGGGTGATGCGTTGTGACGGAGCGCAAGACTTGGTGCGCCTTGGGGTAGCGCGAGATGAAATCGAAAGCCGACACGCGCGTCAGCGTGAATCCAAACTGGAAGACCGCGGCGTGCGTGTGGCGGGGGTAAGTGCCGTGCCGGTTTTTGCGCCCGACCTTGGCGAGCATGGCGTGAGCCGCGTCGTAGGTGACACCGCAGGCCGCGGCCACGGCCACCACTGCGCAGTCATTGTGCTCCCCGGGCGCGCAGGTGGAGCCCTCGCGGATCGCCTTGTAGGCGGTGTTGTCGATGGCGGTGTTGTCGATTCGGGCCATTTTCTTTCTCCGGGATCGTTTCAGTTCCGGTGGGGGTCCCGGCCTCTCGCCGGGTGAGGGGAATCAGTCCCCGCCTCCACCGTGAAGATATTATCTTCCTATTGCCACCAAAAGGCAACACTTTTGACGATAATTAATCTGTGCAGAAACAAGGACTTATGAAGTCAATGCTGCCACAGATGTGAAAACCCTGGGAATTCTGGCCGCTAGGGTGCGCCTACTCCCCGCGGTGGCGCAACGCCTGCACGATCGCCTCGACGCGGGCGAGCGCGGCGATGAAGGCGCTTTGCATCCCTAACAGCTCGGCGATCACTTCCCGGTCGGTCATCGTTCCCCGCTCCACAGGCGCAGCGCCATTCAGATTGGGCGTGGCAGCCTCAGGCACCGGAGCCTCTGGCGGGAGGCCGATTGCTGGTGGCGCCGCAGCAGCGTACAGGCCGCGGGCCACGTGCCGAATGCGGCCTTGTGCGCAGAGCTGGCTGAGCTGAGAGACGATCGAGGTGCGTTCAGCAATGGGGCGATGATGCTTGACGAGCATGACGAGATCCTCCGTGGTGGAGTGCTTGCCGTCGCGCTCCAAGAACGGAATCACGATCTGCGGGATCGTGAGCTTGCGCGGGGAGGCGGGCTCGTGGGCCGCTCGCGCTGCGGGAGGTTGTGTGCGCGCCTCCAGCAGCGCCTCGCCCAAGGAGTGCGTAGCGGGGCGCGCATCACACTCCACGTAGCCACCCTTGCGCATCTCGCTCAGAAAATTATTGAACGCATGCGAGTCTGTGGTCTTGTCGCTCACCACCACGATGGTGTGCTTGTCGGGGGAGTAGAGTTGATGGTGATTGGAGGCGGTACGCGAGCAGCGCCACCCTTGCGCCGCGGCTGCGGCAATCACTGCTTCAACGTCTTTCTTCATCGAGCTCATGGCTGCGCCCCTCTCTTTTCTGTTTCAATCCGCGCCGTCACATCGACGAACCAGTGACGGATAATTGGCTCGGTACGTTCGCCGTCCACAACTGCCTCCGCCATGCCGGCGTGGAGTATTTCGCACTCCGCATCAGTCGGCCCCGGCTTCGGCCGCGTGTAGGGCGGGATGGGCATCCACGCGACGGGTTGCGGGTCGCACCATCCTTCGCCCCAACGAGCAACCATCGCGGCGCCGTCCCCCCAAAGCCACACGACTTCGCCGCGCTCGTCCGCATCCTCGCGCGTCGGCATGCGCTCTGATATTGGTATCCAGTTGCTCACGACGATTCTCCTATCAGTGGTCTAGGGCCTGTCGATTCTCCGAGCACAACTTCAGGTCCAGCGGCCTTAAGCTGCGCATCAAATGCAGCTTCGGTTTCTGCTTTGCGCTCGGGCGTTGCTATCGCACACGGAAAGCAAACCCATTCTCCGCGAGGGCCGTAAGGGCGCAAGGGCCGGTCACGCTCCGTGGTACCACAATAAAAGCAGGATGGAGCAGGCTGTCGCTCGTGATGGGTCACGACGCGCACAGATCGAATCAGTTCACGCGCCTCATTGAGCCGATGTTTGCCAGCGGCCTTGGCGTCGCTCCAAGTGAAGTGGCGATGCAGCGGGGACTTTTCGTCCTTCGCCGCGAGGAACACTTGCTGCGGCGTGAGGCGCCCATCATTACGCTCCGCGATCTCTGCGAGCGCAGCGGCCACCTCTGTTTTGTTGCTGATTGTTTTCGCGTTCATGTCACGCCACCTTGAAGCCGCGGCGCTTCACTTCGGTGCCATACCAGGAGAGCAATTCTTGACGCGCTTTTTGCGACATGCGATTGCAGATCAACGGTGCGGTGCCAATGAGGCAAAAATCCGCAATCTCACGATCAACCTTGGCGATGAATACCTCGCCAGAATCTTGCTTGGCCATTTGATGGTCCTCTGGTTGTGATGAACATTAGTCTCGTGGACTTCACTCCCGCGCTTCCGGCGGGCGGCGATCCGCGCCCCAATTGTTGGCGACAGCCTTTGGATCGGGCGGCGGGAGGCCCACCCGATTGCGGCGCCGCCACCGATGGAATTTCAAAATCCGTTCCCGCTCGCGCCGCACGTGCCAAGCCTCATGCAACGCGGCGAGCTCCGCGTTCAATCGCTTCAGCCATCTCATCGGATTCATTTTGCGTCCTCCTGTTGCTGTAGTGGTGCAGCGGCACGTGCGGCGTAGAAGGCGCGCAGCCGCGCCTCGTACTGCACCAGCGCCGCGAACACGGGCGGCTCCAGCGCGATGCGCTGATTGTTGCCGTCGAGCGTGGTGAGCCAAATGTGGTATCCGTCGAACGATGCCTCCACCGCGTCGCCGAGATATTCCTTGTGCGCGTGCATCAGAACGCCTCCAGCGCAGACGCGCTCTCCGACGTGGGCAATTCCGGCAACTCGCCGCACTGGACCTCGTACACTGGCTGCTCGACCAGCTGCGTGCCGATCTGGACGCGTCGGCATGAGGTCGAAGTGAAACTCACCCAAAGGTCAGCGAATCGCTTGTCGGATTGGTGAGCCCATATCCCATTGAACGTCGTGTCGTCCTTTTTCGGCGGGTTGCTAGCGAGCTTCCAACCGGCACGACGCAGCAATCCCCAAACCTCTGCCAACCGCTCACCGTTGCCGGTGAAGGGGATTTCGATGCACGCCGTGGAATTGGCGTCAATGCGGATGTCGATTTCCAGGGATTCGAGCGCGACGAACAACGGCGCGGCTTCACGGATCGTGAGCGCGGCCTTTTCCAAAATCCGTTGCGCTGAACGGCGCTTGTCCTCCAACGCCATCAGCGACCGCACCGGCAGATCGGCGAGGAAGTTGACGTCAGCAGAGACTTCTGAATTCATCGAGGCTCCTCCTGATCCGGGTCGCCTTCCACCCGCGCCATCACACCAGCCCAGCGCGGATCAGCGTTGCTGATCACCCGTGGCCAGCGCGAATCTTCGCGCGCCACCGGAGCGAAGCCTGTGAAGCGGCGCCCGTCGTGCACGAGCTCGTCGAGGCACCCCATGGTGTCGTAGTAGTGGATGCGGCGCAGTGCGCCGGAGGCGGTGAAGCCGCCCTTCCACCGCAACAGATCGGCCACCACGCGCTCCGCGTCGTTGGTGACGCTGAGCGGACCGTCGAGGTCGCGAATGACGATCAGCGCGTCAGTGCTGCTGAGGATTGCGTACTCGGCGCGGCGCATGGCTCAATCCTCCTTGGGCACGAGCAGGAACTTGTGACCCTCGTGAGTCACCTTGCCGTTCGCCACCAGATCGCGGCGCACCTGCTGGTGCTTCTTGAGGTCGAGCTTCAGAGCGATGAAGGCCTGTCGGGTACTTTCGTGCAGCACGCCGTCTGCGCGCACGTTGTGACGTTGGCGGCGTGCGGTGTGCGTCGCCTTGTTGGCCCAGGAGGCCTTCACGGCTGCGGAGCGCTGCTCCGGGGTGAGCAGGACGCGCTGCGCCTTGGGGGCGCGTGCGGCACGCGGCGCCTTGGCAGGCGTCTTGGGCGCAGCGGGAGTGGGCGCCTTGCCCGCCAAGCGTTCGATCAACGCAATCACGCGCCGCTCGGCTGTGGTGCGGTCCGCGAACCGCTTCACGCGCTCCTCGCCGGAGTGAGCGTTGTACCACTCCAGCAAATCAACCGTGCTGAAGTCGTACACGGTGGCCTTGGTTGGGGATGAATTGGCGGTCATTGTGATGATCCTTTTGTCGGTGGAGGGGAAAGGAGGCCGCGAGGGAACGTAGTTCAAACAGGCTCGTCGTCGTGGTAAAACTGACCGACGAGAGAAAAGAGGTGTGAGCCGATGCCCGGATCGTCCAACACGCGGTACACGCTGTACCCCGCGCCATTGCTCCACAGCACTCGGAATTCTTTGCCCACTTGCACTGCGGGGAGTTGCTCTGCGTTCATCGGTCGGCTCCTTGATCAGTGGCGGCGAGTATGCGCCAGTTAAAACCAAAAAGCAAACATTTTCGTGAAAATGAACTGCCAGCCCCACTCGCCGCATAAAAGTTTGCTGCTGCTGGACCCCCGAGCGAAAGTTCCCGCCCACCCCAGGAAGAGTGCCGTGCTATGACGACTTCGCCCGCCCAACGCTTGAGCGCGCTTGTGGAGCACGCTGTTGAGCTCCTCGCCCGCCTCGCACAGAAGGAAGAGGAATTAGCTGTGGTGAAGGCCGCGCTCGACCGCGTGCAACGCACCGACTTACCGGAGCTGCTCAAGGAGCTCGGCATGAGTGAAGCGACGCTCGCCGAACTCGGAATAAAGGTCACGCTCACGCAAGGCGTGGAAGCCTCAATCCCGGAGGCGGTGCGCGCGGAAGCCTTCGCATGGCTGGCGGAAAACGGCTTCGGAGATCTCGTGCGCAGCGAGGTGATCTGCGCATTCGGCGCGCAGGAACTCGACCACGCCCAGCAACTCACCGAAACGCTCCTCGGCCGCGGTGAGCATCCGCAGATGAAAATGGCGGTGCCCGCGCCAACGCTGAAGGCTTGGGCCAAGGAAAGATTGACGGCTGGCGAGGACATTCCTCCCATGCTATTCAACGTTCGCGCCTACGACATGGCGCGTCTCACGCAACTGAAGAAGAGGAAACCATGAACGCACGTGCATCACGCGGCTCAGCCGCCAAGCCACCAGCGGACGCTCCCGCGCCGCAACCCACTGAGCTCGTCGATACGTCGATGAGCGGCGTGGACATCAGCAAGTACATCGGCGCCGGATTGGAGGACGCGGGCGCGGAGTCCTTCGCGATTCCGTTCTTGCGCGTCTTGCAGACCAACTCGCCCGAGTGCGACGAAGTGAACAGCAAGTACATGAAGGGCCGTGCCAAACCCGGCATGCTCCTCAACACCGTGACGCAGGAGCTGTTCGACGGGGAGACGGGAGCGCTGTTCATCCCCTGCCACTACGAGCGCCGTCAGCTCCGCTGGGCGCCCCGCGGCACCGGCTCACAGGGGTTCCGTGGCGAAGTGACCGAAGTGGAGGCGCTCCAGGCTCGCGCCGCGGGCAAGCTCGTCGATCACGAGGGCCGCACCTACTTCACCGACGACGGCAAGGTGAACGACAAGAAGAATGATCGGCTCGTGGACACGAGGCTGCACTTTGGGCTCGTGATGAGCGCGAATGGGGCTCCGGCGCAGGTGCTGCTGTCGCTCGTCAGCACCCAGATCAAGAAGTCCAAGCTCTTCAACTCGATGCAGCGCGAGCGCACACGCGTCGTTGAGGGGAAAGTGCTCCCGGAGCCGTCCTTCCTCTACGCCTACCGCCTCACCACCATCAAAGAGTCCAACGACATGGGCTCGTGGTACGGGGTGCACTTTGCGCTGGAGGGGCAGGTGCCCAACTCGGCCATCTTCCAATTCGGTGCGCAGTTCTACGAGGCACTCCGGCGCAACGAGGTGAAAGTGGATCTGGCCGCGTCGGGAGGCGCGGAGGATGCGTCCCCCGCGGGCGATCCCGACAAGTTCTGAGCAAGGTTGCCGTGCTGCGTCCGCATCGAGTGGTGCGGGCGTGGCACGGAGTTTGAGAAGGGGCGAGCGATGAACACCAGCGAACAGCCCGATCCACACGGGCATGAGCTACGCACCACACGCTACGGGGAAGGGAAAGTGCTGGGCGCGATGATTGCTACCGTCGTCAGCGGTCAGCCGAACGTGGTATCCATCGAACGACGCACAATCTTCAGCGAGGCCGAAGTGGTGTGCGACCTTTGTGGCATCAACATCAGCACAGCGGAAGGACGCGAGCGGTACGACGCGCCTTGCGCGGGGAGGGACGCGCCATGAGCACGACAGCAGCAACGTGGTTCCGCGACGAGCATGAATTCCGCCAACTGTGCGGCGACGCACAATCACAAGCCTACGGGGAAACTTCACAGGACTTTGCCGCGGAGATGGTGATGAAGGCCAAGGAGCGCGGGCTCGCCACGAGCCTTTCCCTGAAGCAACTGGAGTGGCTTTGTAAATTGGCCGACTGGGACGTGCCGCGGCGCATGAATGGTGGACGTTGAGCCGTGGCGAAGCGCCGATTGCGCTCTGACGCGGGCACGCACCGCAAAAAGCAATACATATGGCACCGCATCGCGCGCCGCCCGCTGCACCATCGGTGCCGGTGCTCGAACAAGAAGTGCCGTCAACGCAAGACGTTCGCCAAGCACCCGTCGCATTACGCACGCGGGTGGCCGGTGTGCGACAATTGCGGCTCGCGGTACACGGTGGATTGGTACCGGCAACTGCGCGAAACGCGCATCAACAAGTGTGAGTGCGGCGCGGCTCACTATCCGCACCGCGCGGGTTGGTGCGCCAAGGTGGGGAAAGCACGATGAGCATCAACTTGGTTCGACCCGGCATCCGCGCAGCGGTGTTGAGCGGAGCGCTCGCGGCATTGCCGACGTGGGTCTTGCGGCACCCGCGGGCAGATTACATCATTCGCGGCGCGCTCTCGGCGCCGCCTTGGGTCGATAGACGCGCCTTACGCGCGCTGCACGAGCGGGCGCGGGCCTTGACGCGGGTGACGGGCGTGCCCCACGTGGTGGATCACGTGCTGCCGCTCAAGCACCCTTACTTCTGCGGGCTGACGGTGCCTTGGAACTTGCGGGTGGTGCCGAGGCAGTGCAATGCGCGCAAGGGCAATCGAGCCTCCCCGGACCAGCTGGACTTTTTCACCGAGCCAGAGCAGCTCGCGTTCTGGGCCGCGGCGATGCCGCCCGTGGGCATGACGCTCGACGAGCTGTACGCGCTGAACGACGACGAGGGAGCCGAAGCATGAACGAGGCTGTGGCGACGGAATTCCTCACGCAGCTCGCGGCGAGAACGGGTGGGTGCCCGCCGACGGAGCGGCTGATCCTGCAGGTGTTGCCGGGTGATCCGGGCACGGCGCCGGACGGCGCTTGGCGCCCGAGGCCGTGGCGCCCCGGCGAGCAACTGCCCGCTTCCCCAGCGAGGACCAACGGCTACGTCGCCATCAGCTCCTTCGGCCGAGCGCCGGACAATTCCTGGCGACGGCAAAAGGCGCTCTTCGCGCGGGGGAGGATGATAATGATTGACGACGTGGGCACAAAGGTGGCGCGCGACAAAGCGGCGCAGCTCGCGCCCACTTGGCGAGTGCTGACCTCGCCCGGTAACGAGCAGTGGCTCTACTTGTTGCGTGGGGGCGCCGAGCAGCGGGAGCTGATGGAATCCGTTCTGGACGGGCTCGTCGCGCAGGCGCTGGCTCCACGCGACGCCAAGGACCCCGGCATGAAAGGCGTGACCCGAGTGGCGCGCGTCCCCGGCTTCATCAACGGCAAGGCCGCTTACGGCGGCGCGTTCCGCGTGGAGTGGGCGCAGCGGGAAGGTCCCCTTTACACTCTGGCGGAAATCCGTGACGGGTTCGGGCTCCGCGCCACGCAATTCAAGCCTCCCGACCGCACCGCTCTCAATGTGCCGCGGGAGCAGCTCGCGCAACGCATGGAGGCGTTCAACACCCACATGCGGTTCGCGCGCACAGTCGGATTGCTAGAGCGCGGAGTGCGCAATGCGGGCGGATGGCAAAAGGTGCGCTGCCCGTGGGAGCACGAGCACACCCAATCCAAGGACGGCGCCGACATCCGTATGCCCGCGGTGGAAAATGAATTCTACGGCGCATTCAAGTGCTTCCACGGCCACTGCGAGGGGCGCGGCTGGCGCCACTTCACCGATCAACTCGACGCGCTCGCTGCCGGGGACTTGGCTGAAGCGAACGCTCACTGGCGAGAATTCGAGGGTCCAAAATGACTACAGAACAAGAACTCACCGCAGCGCAACGCGCCGCGCTCGACGCCAACGACGCCGCACTCGCCGCGGCTGGCGCGGAAGATTGGACGCGGGTGTTCGGGACGCACTTGGAGATGCGCGCGCTTTACGCCTACGTGGAGGACGACGACGCGGTGATCAACTTGCGTGACCCGAGCCGGGTGCACTCCTGGAAGGCGTTTTGCAACCTGACGGCGGGCTCGTTCCGCGAGGTGGTGGGAGCGCGGGGCGGCGTGCGCCGTCAGCTGATCGCCAAGGATTGGCTAGAGGACCCCGAGCGCATCACCGTGAAAGGCCGCACGTTTCAACCCAACGCTCCCGCCATCACCACCAATCTGTTCGGGCAGCGTGCCGTCAATCTCTGGCGCGAGCCGCGCATCGCTGCCGAGCCGCTGCCGGAGGACTGGGAGCAGCGCGCGGAGGTGTTCGCGCGGCATGCGGCGTACTTGATTCCCGACGTGGCGGAGCACGGGATGGTGGTGCGGTGGCTGGCGCACATCGTGCAGCGCCCCGAGGAGTTGCCGGGGTGGCATGTGCTGATGATCGCGGAGAACACTTTCGGCACTGGGCGCAACTGGATCGCGCACGCGATGGCTTGTATGCTGCATGAGCACTCGGTGGAGGACTTGCCGCTGAAGCGGCTGCTCGAAGGCAAGCACAATTCCGAAATCGAACAAGCCGTGCTCGGAGTCGTGGACGAGGTGCACGAAGGTGGCCGGGATCAATGGGAGCGGGAGCAAGAGCTCCGCTCCTTCCTCACCGCCAAAACCCGCACCATCAACCCCAAGTTCATTCGCCCCTACGCCGTGCGGAACTTTCTGCGCGTGCTGATGTTCTCGAACCACCTCGACGCGCTCCCCATTCCCGAAGACGACCGGCGCCATTACGTGGCCCGATGCACAACGACCCCGAGGCCCAAGGAGTACTATGACGGCATTTATGCCGCGCTCAAGGATCGCCGCACGCTGCGCGCGATTTACGAGTTGCTGATGCGGATGGATCTCGCGGGATTCGAAATTGAAGGCCGCGCGCCCATTTCAGACATGAAGAAAGCGATGGTGGTGGCGGTGCGTTCCGACGAGGAAACGGAACTGCGGCGGATAATGGCCTCCTGGCCCAGCGACATCATGCTCGGCGCGATGCTGCGGCAAATGCTCCAAGCCTATCGCGACCAAGAGCTGGCCTTCGGCGAGGAACGCTCCAAAGGCGACGAGTTGAGTACCGGACAATTGCGACGGCTGTATCGTGTGTGCGGGGTGAAGCGGTTGGGGCAGGTGCGCGCTTATCCGTGGCAGGTGGGCCTGTCCGAGGAACCCAAGGACGCTGCCGATCAACCGCACTTCAGGTACCGCATTGTCGCGCTCCGTAATGCCGAGTTGTGGGCGCATAAAGGCGAGGCCGCGTGGCGAGAAGAGGTGGCCCGCGGGATTGTCGCCGACAAGGCGGGTGCGCCGCCGAGCCCGGCCGTGAAGGAGCTGAATTGAGCGGCGCCCAGCGCTCGCCGCGCGCCGTGCGAGGGAGGCGCGGGCAGCCATGCAAGGGAGACGACAGGCCTCGTATGGGAGACGGAGCAGTCTCCCTCGTCTCTCAACCACAGCCGCTGGGCTGGCTTCTCTCGTGGTTGGGAGACCGTGGAAAATCTCGTTGCCGTGCAGCAGGTTACACTCGTCTCGTCTCTCTCGTCTCCCTAGTCTCCCTTATATATAATAGTAGAGGAAGAGGAGATAAGGAGGGGTAATATGGGGTACTATCTCCGATTAGTAGAAGGAGTAGGAATACACGAGGCGAGCGAAGCGTGGGAGCGCGGACCCGCCCACGGCTCCCCTCACTGCGGCTGTAAGGTGCTGTGCAGTTGCGAGCAAAGAGTGTGCGTGTTGACTATAATTCGGCCAACCCTTTTCATCCTGTCCTTGGAGCGTCATACTCGCGCGCGAACACGCGGGTCCCCGCGGCAGGACGGTGGGCTGAGTTCTCGATGCAAGATGGCGGCGGCAACAAGCGCGGTAATCTCTCCAAGCAGCGGCTCCCGCGCTTTGTGTCCCCGTCGACTGAACATCTCCTCGCGAACAAGGCACCACAACGCCAACTGGTTGCTGTGGAGTCCTCCAACAGCGAACACGAGCGCATACGCGGCAGCGAGCTCTTGCGGCTCAGGGCTGCAATGCAAGCGGAGGATCCGCTGTGTGCACAGTGTCGTCGCGAGGGGCGCGTGTGTGCATGGGATGAGTTGGACCACATCGTCCCGTTGCGCGAAGGGGGAACCAATGAGCGTAGCAACCTGCAAGGCCTGTGCTATGACTGTCACAGAGTGAAGTCGGCCGAGGAGTCGCGTCGCGCGAGTCGGAATTTCCCGCAAAATTCTGCGAATTTGCAGAGCGAGCAGGGGGGGGGGAATTCTGCACAGCACAGCAAACGCTTTAAAAACGCCCTCCCCCATCTTTCAATGCGCATAAAGGGCGTTCATGGTGACTATGAAATCTGCGATGGCGGTGGCACGCTGTGAGCGCTCCTCTCCGCAAGGCCACGCAGAAAGGCAGCCGTCAGATCGTGAAGTGGCTCGCCGAAGGTCTCACGCGTAAAGAGATCGCTGCACGGCTCGACACGACCGTCGGGAGCCTGTGGAAGTTTTACGGTGTTGAACTGCGCAACGCAGAAAAGTCTGTGAAGCACAGCGGCAAGACCGTCACCCCGTATGGCTACGCGCTTTCTGATACGCGCTTTGTGCACGGAGTGGAGCCTCCCGCCAATTGCCCGTTCCCCCCGGAGATGTTGGCGACGATCGTGCACCAGATCGTGAAGTTCGACTTCAATGGCATGCCGTGCAATGGGCGAGGCCAGCCGCTTTTCGGCAAGAAGGATTTGCGCTTAGCGCACGCGCGCCGCGGCTTTCACGGCACCGCTCGCGAGGCCATCACGACTGTGAGCGGCGTTGTGCGCAGCACGTTGCAGGCTGATTGGGATTGCACCAATCCGAGTTGGGAAAAGAGCCTGATGAGTGGGCGGTCGCTGATTCCCGCCGCCATCAAGCATTGCTTGAACGACGAGCTGGCTAAAAAGGCCGTTGCGCTGTTCAAAACATTCCGCTTGGCGGATGTGCCGGGACAGCCCACGATGGAGGAGGCCGCGGGGGAGTGGTTCCTGGAACTGGTCGAGGTGATCATCGGTTGCTATGACCCGGTCACCAAGCGCCGCATGCTCAAGGAGATCTTCCTCCTCGTCCCCAAGAAGAACATGAAGACCACAGGCGGCGCGCTGATCATGCTGCTGCTGCTGATCTACAACGAGCGCCCCAACGGCGAAGCCATCATGACGGCTCCCGTGCATGATGTGGCGGAGATTGCTTTCAAGGCAATCTCTGGCGCCATTGAATTGGACGCGGACTTGAAGCGGATCTTCGACGTGCAGCCGCACCTGAAGACCATCATCGATCTGCGCACCAATGCGACGTTGAGCGTGATGACGTTTGACCCTGCGGTGCTGACGGGGCAGAAGTTGTTTGCGGCGTTGATCGACGAGCTGCACGTGATCGCCCGCAACCCCAAGGCCGACTCCGCGCTGCGGCAGATACGCGGCGGCATGATGCCGTTCAATGAAGCGATCTTGATCTTCATCACCACGCAATCCGAGGAGGCGCCTTCCGGGGTGTTCGCTTCCGAGCTGATTGCTGCGCGCGCCATTCGAGACGGCGTGCGCAAGGACGCGCGGGTGTTGCCGATACTGTATGAGTTCCCCGAGGACTTGCAGAAGGGCAAGGATCCAAAGCTCAACTGGCGCGATCCCGCGCTTTGGGGGCTCGTGACGCCGAACATGGGACGCAGCATCTCGCTCGACACGCTGGTCACGTCGATGCGGGACGCCGAGTCCAAGAGCGAAGCCGAAGTGCGCTCTTGGGCGTCACAGCACTTGAACATTGAAATTGGCTTGGCGCTGCGGTCCAATGCGTGGAGCGGCGCGGAGGTTTGGACGCGAGGACCTTCGGATGCCGCGCTCGACTTGGACGCGCTGCTGGCTCGGTGTGAAGTGGTCGAGGTTGGCGTCGACGGTGGCGGGCTCAACGATCTGCTAGCGCTCGCGGTGGCTGGGCGCGAAAAGGAAACTGGCCTTTGGCTCGTGTGGGCCAAGGCGTGGGCGCACCCCATCGTGTTGGAACGCAACAAGCCGACGCAAGTTCAGCTGCTGGACCTGCAGAAAGCGGGTGAGCTCGTTTTCGTCGAACAACCCGGCGACGACATGGAGGAGCTCGTGGACATCGTGACGCGGTGCGAGCGCGCGGGGCTGCTCGACAAGATCGGGCTCGACCCTTACGGCGTCGGCGGCATTGTCGACGCGCTGCTCACGGCAGACATCCCCAAGGAGTCCATCGTCGGCATCTCTCAGGGGTGGCGGCTCGGCGGCGCCATCAAGACCCTGGAGCGCGCTATTGCCGAGGGCAAGCTCGTCCATGCTGATCAGCCGCTGTTGAATTGGTGCGTCAGCAACGCACGCATCGAGATGCGCAGCAACGCCGTGCTCATCACCAAGGCCGCGAGTGGCGCGGCGAAGATTGATGCGCTGATGGCGCTGCTGAACGCAATTCACTTGCTGTCCACCAATCCCGCCTCGAAGGCGGTCAAGTACCAGATTCGCGTTATTGGAGCCTCCGAGGCTCCCTCACAAGGAGTTCGCCATGCTGCACCGCGCGTACAGCGTTATTGAAATGAAGGACTTTGACGACGATCGGCGCGAGCTGAGCGGCATCGCGTCAACGCCTCGTCCGGATCGGTATCAGGACATCGTTGAGCCCAAGGGCGCGGAGTACTCGTTGCCGTTGCCGCTGCTGTGGCAGCATCGGTCGAGCGAGCCTGTGGGCCACGTCGTGAAGGCCAAGCCCACCAAGGACGGCATCGAGGTGCTCTTGCGCATGGTGCGGATTGACGAGCCCGGCACGCTGAAGGATCGGTTGGACGAGGCGTGGCAGAGCGTGAAGTACGCGCTTGTGCGTGGGCTGAGCATCGGGTTCAACCCGAAGGAGTACTCCCGCATCGCGGAAACTGGCGGACTGCACTTTCTGAGCTGGGAGTGGTTGGAGCTTTCGCTCGTTACGATCGCGGCGAACGCCGACGCCAAGGTCACAAGCAAGTCCTTGGAGGTGCTCGACACACTGGGTCGGGTCGCGCTGATCAAGCGCCTCGACGAACAATCACGGGCCGCGTCAGGCCTGATCGATCAGCGCCGCCCGGTGCTGATCAATTCCGCCCGCGTCAGGGCAGCAGACGGGTCTATTCAACTTATTTCGAGGAGACATCGATGAAGAAGCCATTGGCCGACCAGATCACCGATCTGGAGGCAACACGCGCAGCGAAGGTCGCCGCGCAGAACGCCTTGCTCACCAAGTCGAGCGACGAGGGGCGCTCCACCAATGAGCAGGAGGCGCAGGAGTTCGACGACCTTCAGTCCGACATCGAGCAGATCGACAAGGATCTGGCTCGCTGCCGCAAGGCGGAGGCCAACGCGCTCGGTTCGGCGAAGACCATCGAACCGAAGGCTGGCAGCTCTGGCGAAGGCTCCGAGCGCAGCCGCAACCCTTACATCGTGATCAAGGAGCCCACGATCCCCAAGGGTGTGGGCTTCGCACGGCTCGTGGGTTCGCTGGCGCTCGCGCAGGGCCAGCCTGGGCAGGCGTTGGAGTACGCCAAGAGCATGTTCCCCAACGACGTCAAGCTCCACTCGGCCATGTCGGCGATGAACCGCTATGGCAAGAACGACTCCCTGTTCAAGGCGCTGGGGATGGTGAAGGCGGCGGTGGACGTGGGCACCACGACGGACAGCGACTTTGCTGCGCCGCTGGTGAACTACAGCGTGCTCGCCACCGAGTTCCTGGAGTTCCTTCGGCCGCAGACGCTGCTCGGGCGCATTCCGGGGCTCCGGCTCGTGCCCTTCAATGTCCGCGTTCCGCGGCAGACGGGCGGCGCAACGGCGCAGTGGGTCGGCGAGGGCAAGCCCAAGCCCGTCGGTCAGCAGGCGTTCGATTTCGTGTCGCTGGGCTACACCAAGCTCGCCATCATCACCGCCATCACCGAGGAGCTCGCGCGCTTCTCGCAGCCGAATGCGGAGACGCTGGTGCGTGACGATCTGGCGAAGGCCGTTGTTCAGCAAATGGACACGGACTTCATCGAGGTCACCAACTCGGGCGTGGCGAACACCAAGCCTGCCGCCATCACCAACGGCATCGCGCCGATTGGCTCGACTGGCGTCACGGAAGCCGCGATCCGCGCGGACGTGAAGGCGATGTTCGATGCGTTTGTCGCGGCCAATCTCGATCCGGCAGGCGCGGTGTTCCTGATGCACACGTCCACGGCGCTGTCGCTGTCGTTGGCGGTGAATGCGCTGGGGCAGCCTGCGTTCCCGGGCATCACGATGGCTGGCGGGACGTTCTTCGGGTTGCCGGTAGTCACGTCGTCTTCTGGCGGCTTCACTCCGGACAGCTCGCCGACGGAGCGCATCGTCGTCCTCGTCAAGGCGTCCGACATCCTGCTGGCTGACGACGGTTCGGTCACCATCGACACGAGCCGCGAGGCGTCGCTGCAGATGGACTCCGAGCCGACCAATCCGCTGGATGCGACTGTCGTGATGACTTCGCTGTGGCAGCACAACCTGATCGGCATCAAGGCCGAGCGTTACATCAACTGGGTCCGTGGACGCAATGCCGCGGTCGTGGTGCTGGGTAACGTCGGCTGGTAAGGGCCGCTGTGAGCCCGGAGGGAAACTTCCGGGCTCTTTTCAGGAGAGCGTGCGATGATCGGGATGAAAGTTTTGAAGACGATGCCGTTCCGAGGCGTCGTGGTGGAGCCGGGGACGCGGATCGAAGCGGACGACGAGAAGCAAGCCGATTTGCTCACGGCGATTGGCTTGGCAGAGCGCACGTCGCGTGGACGCGGCTATCGACGTCGCGACATGCGCGCTGAGAGCGCCGCTGTTGTGGAAGCAGCGGAGTGAAAACCGCGATCGCGCGATTGAGCGTCAAGGAGCGCCTCTCCGGCAAGATCGCTCCGCAGACCGAAGTTGCGCTGCGCAAGGCGTGGTCGCTGTCGTCGTGGTGGCCGCGGATCATGGAGTCCTTCACCGGTGCATGGCAGCAGAACGTTGTGGTGGATCACGCTTCTGTGTCCGCGAACTGGGCTGTGTTTTCTTGCATCACGCTGATCGCCAATGACATCGCGAAGATGCCTGCGCGGGTGATGCTGTTCATCGAGAGCAAGAAGATCTGGGAGCAGCAAGCAGGGCTCGCCGTGCTGGATCGGCCGAATCCATTCCAGTTGTGGCCGGACTTTGTTCGCTCGTGGGTGTTCAGCTTGCTGTTGCGCGGCAATACTTATGTGCTGCGGGTGGTGAATCGCACGAGCGGATTTGTTGACGCGCTCTATGTGCTGGACCCGAGCGCGGTGAAGCCGCTCGTCACGCCTTCTGGCGACGTGTACTACCAAGTGAGCGCCGATAACTTGGTCGGCATTGACGAGGCGGTCGTTGTTCCGGCCAGCCAGATTATTCACGACAGGATCAACGCCTTGTTTCATCCGCTGGTTGGGTTGTCGCCGATCTTCGCTTGCGGCGTAGCGGCGATGCAAGCGTTAGCGATGCAGTCGAATTCAACGCGGTTCTTCGCGAACATGAGCCGACCCGGCGGCATACTCACAGCTCCTGGTCACGTGAGCGACGAGTCCGCGGCGCGGCTGAAGGAAGTTTGGGAAACGAATTTCTCGGGTGACTCGGCGGGCAAGATTGCCGTGGTTGGTGATGGGTTGAAGTTTGAGGCGCTCGCAATGACCGCTGCAGACTCGCAACTAATTGAGCAGCTGAAGTTCACGGGGGAGACGATCTGCGCAACATTCCATGTACCGAGTTACAAACTAGGAATCGGCACTCCACCCTCGGTCGGGAATCTCGCGGCGCTCAATCAGCAGTACTACGACCAATGCCTCCACCCGTTTGTGGATGCGATGGAGCGCCACCTCGACGTTGGGCTCGACATGCAGTTTCCGCGTCAGGTGTGGTTCGACACGGAGGAGCTGCTGCGCATGGACCCCGCCACGCGGTGGGAATCGTACGGCAAGGCGACTGGCGCGGGAGTGATGGCGCCGAACGAGGCGCGTCGTCGGGAAAATCTGCTTCCTGTTGTGGGCGGTGACACTCCGTACCTGCAGCAACAAAATTACTCGTTGGGCGATCTTGCTCGCCGTTCCAAGGTCGAGGCCGACAAAGTCGCGGCTAGCGAGTTGTCGGGCATTGACGTGCAGAGCCTCGCGATGAATGGTGCGCAAGTTTCGTCGTTGCTTTCGCTCGTTGTTGCGGGTGCAGCTGGGGAGATACCTCGTGAGTCAGTTCGCGCGGCGATTGCCGTTGCGTTCCCGAACCTGACTTCGGCTCAAGTCGATGCGATCGTGGCGCCGCTTGCGGCCTTCGATCCTGTCGAGCCGCCCGCACCCGCGCCCGCACCCGCGCCCGCGCCCGCACCCGCGCCCGCACCCTCGCCTGCACCGGATGAAGAGCAAGCCAAGACTGCTGATGCGGAATTGTTGTTTGTTAATTTTCAGTTTGGGTTGCAGGAGATAGCGCCTTTATGACAGCCGATATTTCTTCCGTGCTGGGTCGGGTCATGAATGCAGTCCTGGAGGCGATGAAGCGGCTGAAGGATGGCGTTGACTCACGGATCGTGGCTACGGAAACGTGCATCACCGAGCTACGCGCGGAAGTGCTGGCTGCCAGTGTGACGCGGGAAGCCGAGTTAACGACGGAGTTGCGCGCGCACTGCAAGGCGCTGCTCGACGCGCAGATTGCTTCTATCCTGGACGCGCAGGAAATGGCGAAGCGTGTCGCCGCACTTGTGCCCGTTCCTGTGCTTGCGGATTTCGTTGACGAGAAACGCGTGTTGGACCTGATCGCTGCTGCAACCGAGCGTTTGCAACCGGCGATAGATTTGACGGAGTTCACACGCGGCTTGGTCGCGCAATTGCCTTCTGCCGCGGCGATTGCCGAGGATGCCGCAAAGTTGATTCCTGTGCCGAAGGACGGTCAGTCCTTCACGCTGGAGGAGGCACGGCATTTGGTTGCCGAAACCGTCGGTGCTCATTCCTTCCCAACGACGGAAGAGGTTGCCGCGTTGTTGGCGAATGTGCACATGGCGGGATGGGCGCTCGACTTCGAACGTCGTGCGCAGGACCTGTTGCAACGCGCCATTGACCGCATACCACGACCAAAGGACGGGGAGGACGGGATGGGCTTCGACGATCTGGTGGTTGAGTACGACGGTGAGCGCACATTCACCGTTGCGCTCGTGCAGGGTGAACGGCGCAAGGCGCAGTCCTTCAAAATGCCGATCATGATCTATCGCAAAGTGTACGTGGAGGGTTCTGCGTATGAACGCGGGGACGTTGTGACTTGGGGCGGGTCGTCGTGGGTGGCACTGAAGGACGCGCCGCAGGGCAAGCCCGGTGATACGTCGCGCGACTGGCAGCTGATTGTGAAGAAGGGGCGCGATGGCAACTAATTCTTCCGCCGTTGCGTGGCTGAATGAACGCACGAAGGTTGTGGGGCGCAAGGAGGCGCTCGTCGAGGGGCTGCGCGCGAATGGGTTCAGCGTGCAGGAAGGCATTCCGCGTACCGTGGCCGATGTGTTTGTGACGTGGAACCGTTTCGGCGAGGCGGACGCCGTGGCGCGGGCATTCGAGCGTGCGGGGAAACGCGTAATCGTCATCGAGAATTCGAGCTGGAATGGTTTGGTGCCTGGTCGTTGGTTGCACATCGCACCCAACAGGCACAACACGGCAGGCGTTTATCGCGTTGGGTCTCCAGCGCGCTGGGATGCGTTGGGGGTTCCGCTGGAGCCTTGGCGCGAGGAAGGCGGGGAGACCGTGGCGTTGAGTCAGCGCGGCATTGGCGTGCCCCCCACCGCGATGCCGAAGGACTGGCCGATGCAACAGCGTTGCCGCGTTCGGCGGCATCCGGGGCGCGGGGCAACGACCGACGACTTGCGCCGCGACTTGGTGCGGTGCTCGCGAGTACGTACTTGGGGCTCGGCGGCAGCTATACTCGCGTTGGCGTGGGGCGTGAGGGTGGAATCGGACATGCCGCGCTGGATCGGCGCGCAGGACAATACGGACGCTGGCCGGGTGGGGATGTTTAGACTGCTTGCATGGGCGCAGTGGCGGATAGAGGAGATTGCGTCGGGGGAGGCGTTCCGGTGGGTGCTGTGACCGCGACGTGTTACTCGGACGGGGTGCGCACCAGCTATCGCGGCATTGCGCAGGCAATGCACGACGGCATTCGCGCGTGTGGCGATGATGCGTTGCTGACGCATCGGCTCGTTTATCGCAGAGCGCATGTTGGGGTGATGTATGGATGGAAATTTAACGCTGTGCTGCGTCAGCACCCGCGGTTTGTGTACGCGGATCTCGGGTACTGGCATCGCGAGCGTTACTGGCGTCTCGCTGCCAATGCGTGGAGCCCGGTAAAGGCCATGCCCAGAAGCATGCCGGCGGATCGGTTTGTTGCGCTGAACGTCGCTGTGTTACCTGAGCACAGGGGCGAGTATGTGTTGGTGCTGGGCGCGAGTCGGAAGTCGATGCGTGAGCATGGGTACGCGCACACGCAGTGGGAGGCGCGCGTATGCGAGAAATTGTTGCGCCTCGGGGCACGCGTTCTATTCCGCCCGAAGCCGAAGGACCCCGATGCGCACCCCATCCACGGTACCGAGTACGCGGCGCATGGATCATTGGAGGCGTTGTTTGCGGGCGCGTCGTTGGTCGTCGCGCATCACTCTAACGCGTGCCTCGAAGCCGTTGCGGCAGGGTGCGCGGTGCACTGCGTTACCGGGATCGCGTCGGAGCGTTCCGTGCCGTTGAATGCGTGGCGTGACCCGCCTCGTGTCCATGGGCGCGAACAGTTGTTGGCTGACGCGGCGTATGCGCAGTGGACCCTGGACGAGATGCGCTCGGGCGCAGCGTGGCGGTGCATACGCGGAGGTACGCTGCAGTGAAGTTTGCGGTTGTGACAACATACGCAGATAGGCACTGGGACGTGTATGTGAAGCGGTGCATGAAGTCGTACCGCAAGTACTGGTCTGCGAGCATTCCGTTGATTGCCTACGAGGATCAAGATCTGTACGGGCGCGCGCCTTGGCAGCGAGAGTTCAAGGAGCGGCACGCCTTGCGCCCCACGCACGACTACCGATTCGATGCCGTGAGGTTCTCCCACAAGGTCGCGGCGATTGAGCTCGCGTCGGTATACGCAGATATTGATCATCAAGCTGATGTGCTGGTTTGGATGGACGCGGACTGCGTTACGCACGCCCCCGTTGATGCCGCGTGGTTGGAAGGGTTGTTGGGAGACGCGGACTTTGCCTACCTGTCGCGCAAAGCGAAGTATCCGGAGTGCGGGTTTATGTTGTTCCGTCTCGGCAGCACGCATGTTCGGCAGCTTATCCGTTCCGTTGCTGATTTGTACAGAACGGACGCGTTGTTTGCGCTGCGCGAATGGCACGACAGCTTCGCAATCGAACACTGCCGCGCGAGGATACCTGCGTTGCGTTGCGTGAGCTTGTCAGGAGGTGCCGAGGATACCGCGCATCCGCTGGTGAATGGGCCGCTTGGCTCGCGACTTGATCACCTGAAAGGCAAGCGCAAGGTGACGGGGCGCAGTGGTGCGCGTGACCTTCGCGTGAAAAGAACAGAGGTGTATTGGCAATGACGAAACGTTATGATCAGCTAGTAGGAATAATTCTTGATCGCGCGCCGCACGTGCTCGTCGAGGTTGGCGTGCACAATGCGCTGCGTGCGCAGTTGATGTGCGAGGCGGCGCGCAAGCGTTCTGGCAAAATCAGGTACATGGGCTACGACGTGTTCGAGACTGAGACATACGGGTTTCATGAACGCGCGTTGAACGGCAAGGGCATTCCGTCGCAGCGCGCGGCGGAGACGCGCATGGTGGCGCTAGCGCGGAAGCTCGGCGGCATTCACTGGGGCTTTATCGTGGGTGATACGGCGAGGACGCTGCACGGGTACACCGTGACGTGCGACTTCGCCTTTATCGATGGGGACCATCGCGTCGAAATGATTCGAGGCGATGCACTGGCGCTGGATTGTCCTTGCTTGGTGTTTGACGATTACTACACCCCGGGACCGGAGGGGCGGGTTGCCGACATCACAAAGTATGGGGCGAATGCGGTAGTGGCCGAATTGGAGGCGGCGGGGCGGGGCATCACGGTGCTTCCGAAAAAAGATCTAACTAAGGAAGGGTGCTTTGCATCCCTTGTGATGGTGACCAAATGATTAATCTGTTCTACGGGTTCGACCGGCGCGAGGAGCCTGGGTCGCACGTGTTCCTCAGCTCGGTGATGCAGCACGCGGCGGATCCGCTAAACCTAATCCCGTTGACTTCGCGCGGGTTGGCGCAGGGTACAAACGAGTTCACCCTGTCGCGGTTCCTCGCGCCCAGTTTGTGCGGGTTCGCGGGCCATTCAATATTCGTGGATGGTGCCGACATGATCATGCTTGACGACATCGCGAAGTTGGACGCGTTGTTTGATGCGCAATACGCGGTGCAGGTCGTGAAGCATGCCGATTATACCAGTCGCCATGCGCGGAAGTATATCGGCACAGCGCTGGAGTGCGAGCAGTCGAACTACGCGAGGAAGAACTGGGCCTCGGTAATGCTGTTCAACAACGAGCATCCTGCGTGGCGAGAGTTGACGCGGGTGCTCTCGTCCGCGGCGAAGATTGACGTGCTGCAGTTCAGGTTCTTGGAAAACCGCGAGATCGGCAGCCTGCCGCCAGAATGGAATGTGATTGTGGATGAAGGGCACGAACATCCCGAGGCGAAGATCCTGCACTGGACTGCGGGCATACCCTTCTTCCCACACTATGCCGATGCGCCGCGAGCTGCCGAGTGGCGCGTGCCGCGTGGGCTCGTCGTGAGCGGGCCTGGAGGCTGATGCGCATGAGACTGGTGCCGCTTTGTGTCGCGCGTGAACATCTACGTCCTCCGGGCGAGATTGACGACGCGCGCATCTACAGGCTGATCGATGAGGCGAGTGCAATCGTGCTCGACTATCTGAAGCTGCCGGACGACGCGTACCACGACTCGGCAGGCACGTTGGTCGAGGCAGACATGCCGCCTGCCGTGCGCTCAGCGACACTGCTCGTGCTCGGCGCGTTGTATGACAACGCGGACGGGCAGAACCCTGACAAGCAGCCTTTATCAGACGCGGTGAAGGCGTTGTTGCACTCGCGTCGCGTACCTACATTGGCTTGAGAGAGGAGAAATTGACATGACCGAGAAGACACCGAACATTCTGCGCACAACCTGCCTCCGTCCGTTGGAGGACGAGGCGGCGCAGGCTTCGTTCTGGCCGCTGTTCAATGCACGCAATGACGTGTTCGAGGCGCAGCACAGCGTCACGGAGGCGATGTTTGCCGCGGCACGGCGCAGTGACATGGGCGCATACGCCGAACACGCGCAGCGGCTCGAAGAGTTGAAGCTCGAAGAGGAACGGCTGACGCGTGAGATGCGTCCGTATCAGTTCCAGGCGTGGACGCGCGAGGATGCGAACGTGGTGACCAATGTCGGTCGCAACCACATTCTGGACATCTTTTGGCGCGGGTCCTCGTACACGCAGACGGTCGTGATGGGCCTCGCGGGCACCGGCACCAAGGCAGCTGCAGACACGCAAGCGTCACACGCGGGGTGGAGTGAAGTGGGTGGCGCGAATGCGCCTGCATACACGGGGGCACGGAAAGCCGTTACGATGGGCGCAGCGAGCTCGCAGTCGTCGGTGAGCCCGCAGCAAACGTTCGCCATCACGAGCACGGGCACAGTGGCGGGTTTGTTCATGAACAATGGCGGGTCCTCGACCAAGGACGATACAACTGGGGTGCTTGTGAGTGTGGTGAACTTCACCGGCGGTGACGAGGCTGTGAACAACGGCGATTCGTTGCTCGTCACGTACACCTTCAACGGTTGAGGTGGAGGGCGGCGAGAGGCGCGCGGACACGACAAAAGCCGCGCAGCTTCTCGCCCAATTGGTGGTTGCAGTATTCACGGTGGCGATGTGACGTATGGCTATTCTCGTCCTGATTGCTCGCGACGCAACGCACGCGAACTCTGAAAAGGACCAACGCGGCTGCTACAAGACGGGCGACGTGGTGGCGGTCCACGACGACAGCGCGCACGACGGCGATCTGGTCGCGAATCCCGTGCAGCCGCCGTGGTATCTCGTGCGCGTCACGGGAGTCACGAAAGCGCAGGTAGAGCGCGTGCTTGAGTCGGAGCGCGACGGGGATGGACCCGACGCGAAGACGATCACGCGCCGCAAGTTTCGACTCAACCCCGCCGACCTGCCGCTGGCCGTGCGCCAGACCTTGCAGCGTGATCGGTATCTGTCCGTCACGCTCGCGCAAGCCCGCAACTTCATCCGCAACAAGCGCACGGGCGCGGGCTTCTAGTGCAGACGCGCTACGTCAACACGGCTTCTACGGCGGGCGGCAACGGCACGACGAACGCCACCTCTGGCGCGAATCGCGCGTATGCGTCGCTCGCCGAATGGGAGGCCGCGCGACAAGGCACGCTCACAGAAGTGGAAGAGGTCATCTGCGAGGGCTCGGCGGCCGACACCGGGAACTACTCAATCGACGGTTGGACCACCACGGCCGCGAACTACATCCTCGTCCGCACAACTCAGGCGAACCGGCACAACGGGCGGTACGACACATCGAAATATCGTCTCGAGTTCTCCGGCATCCAAGGCGGCTGGGTGTTCGAGGACTATGTGCGGTTCGAGGGCATCCAATTTCGCGGCGTCGCAACTTCGCAGTGGAATAAAGAGGGCCTCGTTTTCAGTCCGTCCGGTTCTCCGGGTTCGACTGATTTACGCGCCGAAGCGTGCATCGCATACAACTGCGGAGACGGTTCGCATGGCATGCGGCAGCTCGGCGGTACGGTCCGGTGGATCAACTGCATCAGCTACGGCAATGCTGCGGCTGGATGGCGCGTGCAAGACGTGGGGTCCGGTGCCACCGCGTACTTTTACAACTGCCTCTCCGCAGCGAACACCGATCAGGGCTGGCTGTTCTCTTCCGGCACGATCACGGCGCGCAACTGTTATGCGGGTGGCAATGGTGGCGCGGATTGGAGCGCCGCGCCGGGCACCGCATCGAACAACGCAAGCGAGGACGGCACGCACGGATCGACGGTCGCCTATAGCACGTCGTCCGGGGCTTACTTCACGAACGTCACGGCTGGCACGCAGAACTTCGACATCGGCTCGTCGTCGTCGCTGAGAGATGCCGGTTACGACCTCAGCGGCACATTCACGACGGACATCCTCGGCCAGACGCGCGGAGCGACGTGGGATATCGGGCCGTTCGAGTACCAGGCGGGCGGTGCCGTAACCGCAGCCGCGTCGGACACCGTCACGCTGAGCGACACGGGAGTATCCGTCACGCAGCGACTGAGCGCCGCGTCGGACACCGTCACGCTGAGCGACACGGGAGTATCCGTCACGCAGCGACTG